CTTACGCTCCGCAACGACGGCCTGCGTGGTATCGGGTGCATTCAACAGTTCCGGGGCAATCTCGGCCTCGACGTGGCGCTCCAGAGTTATGCCAACAACCAGTTCGGCAACGCAGGCGTGCCCTCGGGCATCGTGAAGATCCACCTGCGGACCATCAGCCAGAAGCAGGCTGACGACGTGAAGAGCGACTGGCAGTCGAGCTTCACCAACCGTGTGCCCGCCGTGTTGAGTGATCTCATGGACTTCACGCCGATCTCGTGGAGCCCGGTGGACATGGCGTTCCTGGAGCAGCGGCGCTTCGCACTGAGCGAGATCGCCTACGTGCTCAACCTGGACCCCACCGACCTGGACACGACCGCTGGTCTGGCCCGCACGTACGCCAACCGGGAGCAGCGTGCTTACGACCGGTTGCTCACCAGCATCGGGCCGTACCTCGTGCGCTTCGAGCAGGCGTACCGGTTCATCCTGCCGAGGGACCATCGGCCGGTGTTCGATCGCAGCGTGGTCCTGTGGGCTGACTCGGCCACTCGGGCGCAGGTGCAGGCGGCGCAGTTGCTAAATGGCAGCATCACGCTGAACGAGGTACGTGACGCCGAGGGCCGGTCCCTGTACGGCGACTGGGCCAACGAGCCGTTCGGTCAACCACCGCAACCACCGCCACCCGAGGGCGTGCCGCCTGCCGAGGAACCGGCGCCGCCTGAGGAGCCTGCGGCCCCGGCGCTCACGCCTGGTTCACAACAGCACCGGCCGATCTCGTCGGGCGGCGGTACGGGCTCCGTCCAGGTGCCCGCTCACACGCGCCGTCCACCACAGCGGCAAGGAGGCTGACATGACCGAACTGGTGCGGAGCTTCGCACTCGATGCCGATGAGGTCGATGTCGTCGGCCGACGTCTGGAGGGACGCGCTCTCGCCTGGGACACGCTCTACAAGGTGAGCGACGACGGTGGCCGGACGTTCTACGACGAGGGCTGGCGCCGAGGATCGACGCTCGACAGCATCCGGGCACGGCGCAACTGGTTCGAGGCCCGAGACGAGCACGCCGACGTGCGGGTGGGCTACGTGGGTTTCGCTGAGGCTGACGACGGTCTGGTGTTCAACATGACGCTCGACCTCACGCCCGAGGCCGACGACATGATCGACAAGCTCCGCAACCATCAGAAGGACGGCGTGAGCGTGCGCTACACGCCGATCCTGAACAAGCCCCGAGGTGGCCCGCCGTTCTGGCGCACCAAGGTCGAGCTTCGAGAGCTTTCGCTCACCAATCACGCCCAGTACGCCGACGCCCGAGTGCACGCCATCCGCTCCCAGGGCCGACCGGCTCGCACGTACCAGCGCCCCGACGACATCGCCGCGCTGTTGACATACGAGGTGCCCGACCTGTCATAGTTGCGGCACCAGCACGGCGTGGCCTTAGCCCCGTGGGGGTTCCCGTTTCGTTCCCTCATGGAGGTAGGCACATGCCTGCTGTTCTCGATCGCCTCAGCACCCAACTCAACGCGGCCCAGGACCGGTACCGCGCCATCGAAGAGATCATCGCCACCGAAGACCGCGACCCCAACGAGTCGGAGCGGGCCGAGATGACGAGCCTCGGTGAGCAGATGCGTGCGCTCCAGCCCCGCATCGAGGAGGCCGTGGGCCTGGAGCGGTCGCTGTCGGCCGGTACCAGCGCACTCGGCTCGCTGCCCATGACTCAGCCCACGAGCGGTCGTCGTGCCCAGCGCCAGCCGTCGCCTGCGGAGCGCTTCCGCTCGTGGGGTGAGTACTCCCACGCCCTGGCGGTCGGCGGCGTGGAGCCCGCCGTCATGGAGGCCATCGACACCGCTCAGATCGACTACATGATGCGGCGCCGCAACGACCGCTACCGCACCATCGTGGACGTCACCACGCCCGACGTGCCTGGCCTCGTGCCGCCGATCTGGGTCACCACGATCGTGGACCTCATCGGCAGCGCACGGCCCTTCGTGGAGGCGTTCAGCCAGCTTCCCTTGCCGAACACCGGCATGGTCGTGAACTACCCGCACATCACGCAGAAGCCGCTCGTCGGCAAGCAGACGACAGAGAAGACCGACGTCGCCAGCCGCAAGACCACGGTCTCCAGCCAGAACACCAACGTGTTGACGTACGGCGGTGGCGAGGACGTGTCGATCCAGGTGATCCAGCGCACCGACCCGGCCTACCTCGGGCTGATGAACGAGCTTTACGCCGAGGAGATGGCGCTGATCATGGACGGTGACGCCATCACGGCGGCGGTGGCTTCGATCACGGCGACAGCCGTCACGCTGTCGGCTGCGGCACCGGCAGCCTGGAACAACCTGCTGGCTCAGGGCGTGGCGACCATGTACCAGACCAGCCGCAAGCTGCCCAACGTGTTCGTGGCCGGTACGAGCCTCTGGGGCGCCTTCGCTGGCGCTGCGGACTCAACCGGTCGGCCGCTGTTCCCCAACGTGAGCCCGTTCAACCCGGTGGGCTCGATGACGTTCACCACGACGGACGGCGAAGTGCGGGGCATGACGTTCGTCGTGGACCCGAACATGGCCCCGGCCACGGGCGTCATCGGCAACCAGGACGCCTTCACCACGTTCCTCGGCCCGGTGCAGACCATGAGCGTGGACAACCCCACCAAGCTCGGCCGGGACTACGCCGTGTTCCAGTTCGCGGCGTTCGCCCAGCGCCGTCCCGATGCCGCCATCAAGGTCGTCCTCGGCGCCTGATGCTCACCTCGACCGACCTGAAGCTGTTCATGGGCATCACGTCCACCGACGCCGCCCTTGATCAGGTCGTGGATTGGGCTGTGGAGGCCACCAACTCGCTCGTGTTGCAACGGTGCGATCCGTACCTCAACGACACCGATGCGTGGCCCGCCACGGCTGAGTACGCCGCCAAGCTCCAGGGAGCACGGCTCGTCAAGCGGCGGGCGTCTCCCGAGGGCGTGGCGGGCTTCGGTGACTTCGGGCCGGTGCGTGTCGCCGCCCTCGATCCCGACATCGAAGCGATGCTCTCCACCGACCTCAACATCGTGTTCGCCTGATGAAGTCGCTCGTTGATGTCCGGGACGCGCTCGAAGCGTGGATCAGATCCCTGGACATCAACACGCCTGCGGACGTCGTGCCGCAGTCGGGCGTGGTGGGCAACTTCGCCGTCGATAACAAGCCCTACGGCGGCACCTGTTCCGCCATCGCCAGCACCACCGTCAAGTTCTACGTGTCTCGTGCCCATGAGGACACGGCGCACGAGCAAGCCGACCAACTGCAAACCGACATCCCTGACCAGATGGAGGCGCAGCGGGGAGGTCCCTGGACAAGTCTGAGATGTCTGTCCAGCACGGTCTCCGAGGAGGTGCGTGGCGATGCCACGTACGTCACCGTCGTGTTCGCCATCGAGGTCTGGGTGTAGTCACCACAACCTGAAGGAGCCCTCGTGGCCGCAGCCAGCATCATCAACATCAAGGATTGCTCCGTCATCTTCGCTGACGACGAGGCGGGCCTCACGGCCACCACGCCAGCGCCGACCGACTTCAAGTGCCAGGTCAACTCGGCCGAGATCCAGGCTCAGCCGAAGCTCCAGACCGTGCCCGCCACCTTCTGCAACCCTGAGTCGCAGATGCCGTCCGCTACCGGCTGGCAGCTAGTGATCACCTTCCTCCAGGATTGGGGAGCGACTGAGTCGCTGAGCCAGTACCTCTTCGACAACGACGCCGAGTTGAAGTGGTTCATGCTCTCGCCCACTGATGTCACGCTCGATGACGTGCCCTCGGCCACCGGCCAGTGCTGGATCGTCGCTGGGCAGTACCTCGGTGCCGCTGGCGCTCCGGTCAACGCCACGTCCACCATGCCGGTGCCTGCGAAGCCGACGATCGCTCCTGCGGTGGGCTTGCTCTCCGCTCAGAGCGAGGCCGTCGAGGACACCGATCCCGCCTACGCCACGGCCTGATCGGCCGAGGTGGACTACAGCCTCACCGGGCTAGGTCGCCTCTCCAGTGCTCTTCAGGATCTAGAGCCCATCCTCACCGCTGTTGGGGAGAAGGCCAGGGACGTCATCCTCGAAGAGGGCCGTCGTGACACTGGCGGCGACCTGATCCTCTCGCACTTCGCCCGAGGACGGGTCAAGCTCGCCGTCGAGACGAAGTTCAACGGCGCGTCACTGACACTGACAGCCACGCCGCCAGGGCCATGGATGCTGCTCGAAGCGGGCTCGCACAAGGGCTCGTGGGTCGAGCCCCGAGCGGGCCGTAAGAAGCGCGTGAAGCTGCCAGATGGCAACGTCCGGCGCTACGTCAAGCACGGCGCGGTGCGGGCCAAGCAGACGTTCACACGAGCGCGCACACGCATCGACGCCGAAGCCCCGAAGTGGTTCGACGCTGAGGTCAACAAGCTCATCCAGCGAGAGGCGGCGTAGCCGTGGCCGATGACATCAACCTCCGACTGACCGCCACCGACGACGCCTCCAAGGTCATCGACCCGGTGGTGAAGAAGGCTCAGGACGCCACCGCCAAGAAGTACGACCTGGAGTTCACGGCTGACACCGCCCATACCGCTGCCGATGTGCAGAAGCTCGGCACTGAGCTTGAGCAGGTGGTGGAGAAGGCCCGCGAGGCGGGCCAGGAGTCCATCACCATCCGGGTCCACACCGATGACGTGCTGGCCACGGTCAAGTCGCTCGAAGCGCTCAAAGGTGAGATGACCCAGGTTGACGGCAAGACCGTCGATGTGAAGATCAAGACCGCCGACGCTGCCGTGGCGGCGCAGCAGATCAAGGGCGTGGGAGCGGCGCTGGAGGACATCCCGAACCGGGCGTCTCGGATCTCCGGGGCCACGTCGGTGATCAACGAACTGAACAGTGCCTTCGTCGGGGCCTCGACCGCTGGCGCGCAGGCTGGCGATGCCATCTACAACGTCGGTCAGTCGCTCCAGTCCATGGGCGTCATCAGCAGCGGCGCCGCTGCTTCGATCGGTGAGATCGGCCTCGCCTTCGCAGCGGTAGCGGTCGGGCTGAGCGTCTTCGACAAGTTCATCGGTACCGCCGACAAGCTCAGCGACGCCTTCAAGGAGATCCAGACCGACGCCGGTCTGGGCCTCGAATCCGTGCAGGCCTTCTCGTCGGCAATGGATGCCTCTAACACCTCGGTCAGTCTCTCGTTCGAGGGGCTGAAGCACCTCGGTGAAGGCATGATCTCGGTCGGCACCCTGGGGACTGTCACGTTCTCCTCGATGCGTGAAGCCGTTGACACCTTCAACAAGGTGCTGGCGCAGTCGCCGGTAGCGGCAGCGAACTTGTTGACTCAGTTTGAGGCGGGCTTCCCAGGGCTGAAGTTCACCACCGAACAACTCAATCAGATGTCATCGCAACTAATCGGTAGCGTCCAGGATCAGGCTGCCGCCAAGAACGCCACGAAGGATTACAACCAGGCCGTCGCTGACGCCAACACACTGCTCCAGCACGGTGTTGCCATCCGGCAACAGGATGGTGAGAGCTACACCGACTACATCGCCAAGCTGCGCCAGGCAGCGTTCGGTTACAACGTCCTCGATGACGCTGCGACGGCGGCTCAGGATGCTCAGAGCAAGCAGGCTGCGGCAGCGGTCATCGGTATGGATCAGCAGCAGGCTCGTGCCGATGCCTACCGCGACGCCATCAAGGGCATCGGCAAGGATCTTGATGACTTAACAGCTAAGTACACCAGCGGGGCCATAGAGGCCTCTGACTTCGCCAAGGCGATGGCCGATACCACGGCTGCCGGGTTCGCCACCCATGATGCCGCCGCCAAGGCCGAGGACGCCATCGGCAGCTTCGGTGACACCATGAAGAAGCTGACGCCCGAGATCATCAAGGAGGGCAAGGCCTTCGGTGAATCGGGTGGGCACATCACGACCTACACCGAGGCTGGGCGCAAGGCGCTCGCTGCGCTGGAGCAACTGGCGGGGCCGGTGCAGAAGGAACTGGCGCAGAGCCTGGTGGACAACGCCGGGAACTACCAGGCCGTGCGGGACAAGGCGCAGAGCCTCCGCGACGAGATCTCCAAGAAGCTGATCGCCGCTGGTGTGGACAAGTCCGAGGTCGATAACTACCTGGAGTTCCTGCGCCTCAACCCCGGCCAGGTCGAGGTCGATGTCAAGCTGGCCCAGAAGCAGGATCTCGCCACGTTCGCGGCTGGCCTCGCCGCCAACCTCCAGACACTCTTCGCCACCGATCCCAACCTGGCCATCCAGTACCAGGCCGACCTGAAGACCGACCCGGCCAAGGCGGTGGCTGATCTGCTGGCTGCCGCTGGTGGACCCAGCAACCCGATCGTGATGCACGCTGTCGCCGCGCTCCCGGCCGAAGAGGGTGACGCCGTGATGGCCGAGTTGAACACGCAGCTTGCGGCGTCGGGCAAGACCGCCGAGATCCCGCTCAGCACCAACCCCACCGACGCCAACGCCGCCATGGGCGTGTGGCGCCTCGACCAGGAGGGCAAGCCGGTCTTCATCCCGACTGACTGCATCGTTGATCCGGCCACCGGCACGGTCAACGCCTGGCGCCAGGACGAGAACGGGACGTGGGTTGTCGTGCCGGTAGACGCCAACACCGCACCGGCAGCGGACACGTTGGACGCCTGGATGAGCCAGCACCGCTCGGTCGTTGTGGACGTGTCACTGTTGACGCCAGGCGGCATGGTGGGCATCCCTCGGGTGCCTGACAGCGGTGGCAGCTACCTCGTGGGCGAGGCAGGCCCGGAGCGGGTCGTCCTGCCCGGTCGGGCTCGGCTGATGACGGCGGGCGAGACGATGATGGCCGACGTCGGTGGCGGTGGTGGTGGGCCGATCTTCAACATCACCCTCAACGTGGCGCCGCTCACCAACCCGGCCGAGGTCGGCGGTGCTGTTGTGTCAGCAATCAAGGCCTATGAGCGCCGCTCGGGCAAAGGATGGAGAGCCGCATGAGCGCAAGCGACTACCTGGAGACGAAGCTCCTCAACCACGTGCTCCGCAACGCGGCGTACACCCAACCCAGCGCCCTGTACATGGCGCTGCATACTGCCGATCCTGGCGACACCGGCACCGCCAGTGAGGTATCAGGTGGTAGCTACGCAGAGCAGACGATCGCGTTCGGCTCGACGTCGGGCTCGACGGCCACCAACAGCGGAGCCGTGAACTTCGCCGGGATGCCCGCCACCACCGTGACGCACTTCAGCATCAAGGACGGCTCGGGTGGCAACCCGCTGTTCGTGGGTCCGCTCTCGACGCCGCAGACGACCACGGCGGGTCAGACGCTGACCTTCCCTGTCGGCCAGGTGAGTGTCGGAGCCGACTGATGGCCCTCATACTCGTGGACGGTCTGGAGGATGCCTCTTCGTGGGCCTCTTCCTTCACCTCCTTCACCACGGGGCGCACCGGCAACTGCCTCCAGATGACGCTGAGCCAGACGGCCGACTTCACGATCATCTCGGCCCTGGGGACGGCCACCATCACCGTGGGCTTCGCCTTCAATGCCGGGGCCGACCTCTTGGGCGGCAACTTCCTGAGCCTGCGCTCCGATGCCGGGGTCACCAACCACGTCAACATCGCCGTGAACTCGGACGGCTCGCTGTCGGCGCTGCGGGCCACGACCAGCCTCGGCAGCAGTGCCGCCTCTGTTATCGCCACCAACACTTGGTACTACATCGAGGTGACGGCCACGCTCTCGGACACGGTGGGCGCTGTCGTGGTGAAGGTGAACGGCACCACGGTGATCAACCTCACCGGTCAGGACACCAAGAACGCCGGAACCAAGACGGTGTTCGACACGGTGCGCCTGACCCGTGGCTCCGGTGGGGCGAACAACCATCGGTTCGATGACCTGTACATCCGCAACGACTCGACAACCCACGGCGACTGCGTCGTGGAGACGCTGTACCCCAATGGGAACGGGACGAGTGGCTACGGAGCCGATCAGCGACCCACCATCGCTGGACCGCCGAACAGCCTCAGCAGTGCTGGTGAAGGTGGTGCTCGGTACTCGTTCGCTCGGGCCGGTCAGGTCGTCGGTGTGCGCTACACGAAGGTGTCGGGTATCGGCTCGGTTACGTACAAGCTCCAGGCGTGGAATGCCGCTGGGACCAAGGTGGCCGATGTCAGCGACACGCAAACCCTTCTTGGTACCGGTCCCTACACCGTGACGTTTCCCACGCCCGTCGCCATCGCCGCTGGCGAGACGTGGACGTTCAGCTACTCCACACCCGCCAACAACGTGCCCGTTGGCCCATCAGGGTCGGCGGTCACCAACACCGCCGACGTCACCTTCATCGAGTACCGGTACAACTTCACCGCTGACACCTATCCCAACGGCGTCACGACCAACGCCTGCTACGTGGAGCCGATCTTCGAGGCGGTGAACACCTGGCTCGGCTCTGATGGCGACTCGACCGACAACTACCTCCTCGTTAACGAGACGGGCGTGCCCAACGTCTCCAACAACGTGACTGACTCAACATCAGGACGCCAGGACATGTACACGCTCACCGATCTGGTGCGCTCGGGCACGGTCATCGGAGTGTGCCATTCGACTTACGCCGCCAAGAGCGATTCTGGCTCGATCCAGTTCAAGCTCGTGAACCGCCGCAGTGCCGACAACAAGTCAGGAGCGATCTCACCGACCACGGCCTACGTCGGGTACCAGTACGTGCTGGAGAACGATCCCGAGACGAGTGCTGCCTGGACCGTCGCCAACGTGAACGCTCTCCAGTCCGGCGTAGAAGTGGTGTGAGTGGTGTGACGTGACGGAGCTATTCCGGGAGCCGTTCGACAACTTCCTCCGTTGGCACAACTCCGGCGACACGTCGGCGCCACCGGGCGGTGTCTCGATCGTCGGTGGCGGCCGGACCGGAAACGGTGCCCAGAGCGGTGGCACTGCAATAGCGGAGTACACCATCTTCCCGGCCCTGGAGGACGCCACCCTCACGTTCGGGTTCGCCTTCCAGGTGTCCACCATCGCTGCCAATCGGATGATCTGCCAGACGCTCACCGATGCGGGTAGCTCGATCATGAACACGGTCACGGTCAACACCGATGGCTCGCTCTCCGTGCGCCGGGGCACGACGAGTGGCATCGTGTTGGGTACCACGGCGACGGGCCTCATCGCCATCAACACGTGGCACTACGTCGAGCTTCAGATCCTCCTGAGCGCCACCGTGGGCACGGTCACGTTGCGGCTCGATGGATCGAGCGTCCTCACGCTCACCGGTCAGAACACGAAGGCCGGTTCCACCAAGACCGTCTACGACACCTTCCGCCTGGGGTCGGCCACGGGCGGGAACAACCTCTACGACGACGTCTACCTGAAGGTAGGGGCGGGCGAGACGTTCAACGGCTCGATCACGGTGTCGTCGCCCTCGACGTACGAGGCGGTGGCTCGTCACAGCGTGCGGGTGCTCATCGATTCCGTGCACATCAGTGCCGCTGGCTCGACAGCGGTGACATTCACGGCGACGGCCAACGGCTCGCTGGTGCCGCTGTTCTCGGCTGGCGCCAGCATCACGTTCTCGGCCTCGGCCCATGGTGTGCTGGCGCTCACGGCCGCTGGGTCAGCCACCGTCACGTTCAGTGCCTCGGCGCACGGTGTGCTGCCGCTCGTGGGCGCCGCCTCGGCCATCATGCACTGGCGGGCCTATGCCCGGTTCTTCATCGCCTTGAAGAACTGGGGATCGTGGCCTGTCCCAGGGCCACCTCCACCGCCTCCACCACCACCGCCTGTGCCCGTAGGAGGCACAAGCATCGGCTCAGTGGTCGGTGGTGTCTCCATGCCACTGGAACAGGTACAGGGCAGCGTCACCGACGCCTTCCTCGACGCCCAGGCTGATGCCCTCGTGGCGCTCGGCGCAGGCTGGCAGCGCGGTGACTATCCGGCCTACCTCACCGAGGCCACCGAGGGCACGTTCACCTACACGTCGGCTGACCGGTGGGTTACGCGAGCGCTGTCACGTGGCCTCAAGCCTCTGCCCATCCTGTACATGCTCCCGTCGTGGATGAACGGCTCCGGCAACGACAAGACGCCGCCGCTCGATGACGCTGACTACGCCACCTGGTGCGCCACGGTGTGCACGCACCTGTGGGGCCTCGGCGTGCGCCATGTCGAACTGTGGAACGAACAGAATCTGGCGGGCTTCTGGAACGCCCCGCACACTGACTCGGGCTTCCGGGTCAAGTACGTGAGCATGGCCATCGCCGCCACCGTCGCCATCAAGGCAGCCACACCGGGCATGACGGTGATCTCCGGTGGTGTGTCAACGAGCGACACGATCTGGGACGCACTCGGCACGCCCAACCCACCCGGCAAGGGCGCGCTCTCCACGCTCCAGCGCTACGGCGAACTGGGCCTGTTCGAGCACGTGGACGCGGTGGGCTGGCACCCCTACATCGAAGACGACGGCGTGTGCGAGGACCACGGTGGCTGGCCCACGTGGGGCATCCAGGGCGTGCAGGCGGCGCTCGACGTCATCGACGCCTACGCAGCAGGCCGCACGCTCACACTGTGGACGACAGAGTCCGGGTGCTCCCGTTGGTTCGTCGGCGGCTCTGAGAGCGCGCAGGCCACCAGAGCACACGATGCCTACGCCGCCTACATGCCAGGCGGCTGCATGCACGCCGTGCGCTCCCGCCTCGGGCCGTTCTTCTGGTTCACCGTGGCCGATCGCATCACCGGCAACAGCCGGGAGGACACCTTCGGGCTGATGAACAACAGCCTGACGACGGCCCACGCCGCCTACATCGTGCTGGGGGACTACTTCGGGCTGGATTGGAACGCACCATGAGTGACATCGCCTCAGGCACGATCACACCGGCCGGTGGTTCCTTGCTGGTGGTGCTCTACGCCCTTCGTGTTGACGGTATAGGGACGCTGCTGGCTTTCGATGACGAGTGGGGCGAGAACGGCATCCACGTCGTCACCGCCGTCACCGACACGTTCGAGGGTACGGGCGAGTGGTGGGCGAAGGGCGCCGTGGTGGGCAACTTCAAGCCGACCGGACTGAACTGGTCGTGGATGCTCGCCATCGCCTACGCCGAGGTCGGGCCTACACCTGGCGCCGGTCAGATCAAGGTCCACACCGTGGGTGCTTCGGGCCATCCCACCTACGCCTGGATGAACGTTGTCGAGGTGCAGAACTGGCAGCCCTACACGGGCATCTCACCGACGACGGGGCGCACGTCACTTGTCGGTGGTGTCAACATCGACATGAAAGCGGGTGGTGGCTCCACGGCTCTCACCGGCCATCTGCGGGCCAAGGGCACGGGCGACACACCGGGCACCCAGCAGGGAGTGGAGATCGGTCTGGTCATGGCCGACATCGTGGACGGCCTCCGCACGATGACCCCGGCCCGCAACTGGCAGACGCTCCAGCACGACACGCCCACTGAGATGGAGGTGGAGACGGCCTACTTCTGGATGGCCAAGACCGATCCTGAGGAGACGCCCGAGGCCGACTGGGAGGCGCTGTCGATGAGCGCCTACTCCCACACCAGCGTCACGCTGTTTGTACCCGGCGTTGCGATCACCCCGCCGACACCGCTCCCGTTCGCTCAGTTCCTCGTGGAGTTCCAGGACGAGACAGGCGCCTGGATCGACATCACGTGTGACACCCGCACCGCCGACGTTGACTCGGGACGCTCTGAGTTGCTGGCCGACTTCAACGCCGCCACGCTCACGCTCACCGTCGCCAACTTCCAGGGCGTCTACAGCCCGTGGCCACCGGACTCGGTGTGGGCTGCTGCTGGTCGGTACCGCACCGATGTCCCGATCCGGGTCAACATGGTCACGAACTCGGTCATCGGCGGTGTGGTGACCAACACGCTGCACCCGCTGTTCACCGGCACCACCGACTCCATCAACGATTCGTGGCCAGGCCCCGGCATCGATGCCATGGTTACGATCACCGCTTCGGACGGCTTCAAGAAGATGACCCGCGTGGACAGTCTGGCGTTGGGGAAGAACCCGGACGGCACCGACGTCACCATCGGCGCCGGGGAGACGACGGGCCAGCGCATCCTGCGGTGGGCCAACAGAGCCATGTGGAGCGGGCCTACCGCCATCGACACCGGCATCACGCGCCTGCTTGGTACCACGATGGCGGGCAACGCCCTCACCGAGATGCAGTCGGCAGCGTTCGAGGAAGGCCTCGGCGTGGTCTACGTGCGGGCTGACGGGACGCTCACCTTCCGCCAGCGTGACGCCGCCGTCACTGACCCTCGTCAGACGACTGCTCAGGCCACCTTCAGCGACCGTGACGACGATCCACCTGGCGCCTGCTACAGCGACATCCTCCCGGAGGCCGACGAGACGCAGGTGTACAACTTCGTGCAGATCGGCACGAAGGGTGCGCCTGCGCAGACCGCGATGGACCCGGACTCGATGGCGCACTTCGGGCCTCGGACCTACCCGGCCAAGACCTCGACCGACATCGAGGAGTGGAACGACGACTTGGCGGTCGGCATCCTCCTCGTCTACACGCACGCCGACAACGAGAAGCGCGTCAGCCAGATCGTGGTGAACCCTGGCTTCGACCAGACGCTGTGGGACATGGCGTGCAATCTGCAACTGCTCGACCGGGTGCGGGTGGTGCGTCACTTCCCCGGTGCCAGTGGCTACGTCCTCGACCAGGGCCTTGCCGTGCAGGGCATCCATCACCACATCGAGGGCACCGGCCAGCGCATCCCCGGTATCTGGTCAGTCACCTACGACACCGTGCACGCGCTACCGATGACGGACGGCGCGGTCTTCTGCAAATGGGACGTGGGAGCGTGGGACTCATGCTCCTGGGGAATCTGAGAGGGAGTTGAGACAACATGGCCTGGATCGGTGACGTGGTGCCCGAGGAGACGATCTCCTCGACAATGTGGGGCAACCTTGTGCGTGACCGCGTGGTGCACGTCTTCGACTCGGAGGCTGAGCGCAACGCCACCGCCGTGCCTCGCCAGGGCATGCTCTCGTGGTCGATCGCAGAGAACCGCCTGGCGCTCTGGATGGGAGCAGACCCCGGCTGGGTGGTCATCTTCGAGCCTTGGCGGGCCTGGAGCCCCACCGTGTGGTCCGGGCCGACGACGAACTTCACCGTGGTGGCCAACAACGGCAGCCAGTACCGCCACGAGGGCTACATGTGCGAGGTCTTCGTCAGCCTCACGGCCACGCTCGGCGCCACTGTTCCCGAGGATCTGATCTACATCAGCCCGCCTCCGGGCCTGCCTACGACGCGTCCGGGGCCGTTCGGTGCTGCCTTCATACAGGACCCGACCCACGGCACGATCGGCACGGCGGGGCTGTGCGATGCCACCCACCTCTCCATCATCCAGCAGGGCCTCGGCTCGACCGGATTGGGCTCGCTGATCCACCGAGGCGACCTGGCGACCTCCGGCAACATCGAGATCTTCATGTCCGGCGCCTACGTCATCTCCATCAGCTAGGAGCACCATGGCCACCACCGATCCCCTCGCCGCCTTCTGGTCCGGCTGTGAGATCCAGGACTGGGTCGTCAACCCGGACGGCACCCGCACGTATCGCCAGCAGAACCACGCCGCCAACCTGGAGCTTCAACGCCGGGGCGACCTCGATCTGCTGGTGCGCTCTGGTGAGTCAGCGCCCTACGCCGTCGCCTGGGTGAGCACCTGCGGCGGTGAGTGGATCGAGCCGCCTGACGAAGGAGTCCTGGGCGTCTACGGCCTCGCCCTGTACGGCATGTTGAACTACGGAGGATCGCCATGAGCAACGTCAACCCACCGCTTCCCGTCATCGGCCAGATGGACTGGGGCGAGGAACTGAACACCGTGCTGGCCGACCTCCAGGAGCGCGTGACGGTGCTGGAAGGTGCCGTGGACACGCTCGCTGGCCAGCCACCGCCGCTGTCTGCCGTCTCGGTGGCTGGTGTTGCCTCCATCTCGCCTACTCGGGGGCCGGTAGCTGGCGGTACCACCGTCACCGTCAAGGGCTCGGGCTTCAACACCTTCGGCGCCTTCCAGGTGGCGCTGGGCAGTGTCGGCAACTGGTTCCTGATGACCAACGTCATGGTGCGAGACGACAACACCCTCACCGCCATCACCGCGCCCACCATGGACGGACCGGGCTCCTACCAGTTGGCGGTCTTCTTCAACGCCGCCGACACGATCATCCAGCCTGACGGCTTCGTGTACCAGTAGGTGTGGCGGGCGATTGGCCGTTGGCCGTTCGTGCTCGGTGCTGTCGTGTGCCTGGCGCTGGGCGTGTGGCTCATCAGTTTGGTACCGAACGGCAACCTCGGCGCGGGCACGGTGCTGTTGACGCTGGGCGCTCTCCTGCTCGGCGTCCAGATCGGTCAGTACGTCCGCACGCCTGACGAGTCGGGTCCGTTAAGTTCGGGCCGTGAAGTACCGGACCAAGAGCTACCCCCGGACTGAGAACAAGTACCTCTGGCTGCTGTACCGGGTGGAGGAAGTCGCGCACGTACCCGAACTCGGGCCGTGCTGGGACTGGCAGGCCAGCCTGTCCAGTAAGGGCTACCCGCAGATGACGGTGATCACCAACGGCAGGCGCTGGAGCCTGCCCATGACGCACTACTCGTGGGCGCTCTTCAACGACGAGCCACCACCTCGTGGCATGGAGGTGTGCCACCACTGCGACAACCCGATCTGCGTGCGGCCGGTGCACCTGTTCCTGGGCACGCACCAGGAGAACATGGCCGACGCTGCCAGCAAGGGACGCATGTACTCGCAGCAGATCTATCCATCTCGACGAGCAGTTTGTTAGGGTTGGTGACTCAACACCAGACATCACCGGCCACTCCTATAAGTGCTGGTCGTAGCTAGTGCGGCCGACCTGACTCCTCGTTACGTCAAGTTGCGGAAGCAGGTATAACAGTCGGATGCGGCTCGAACGTCACTACCGGAACGGCGAGATGGTGCTGGTACTAAAGAGGCGGGAGCGCCCAGTGGAGCAGACGGTCGAGCAGTTCGGGAAGGTCGGCACCGGAGGCCAGTTGAAGTTCTGGCAGCAACGGCTGCGCCAGATGCGTGAGGAACGGCACCTCACTCAGGAGAACGTGGCCTACCGCAGCGGCATGAGCGTCAGCGGGTACCGAAAGTTAGAAACGGGCATCCGGGGCAACGTGCGCCTGGCCACGTTGGAGCGCGTGTGCTGGGTCCTGGGCTGCGATGTGAAAGATCTGCTTTGAGCCACTGACACTGACAGTGCCCTGACCAGCATGTTTACGCCGTCAGTGTCAGTGGCTCGGGATGCGGGCTAGGAGAAGTTGGTCGTCAGGATGACGGTCGGCACGCTCAGGTGGCTCACCTTCCGTTCGGCTTCTTCCAGCGACGGGTGCAGGCTGGACCAGCGGAGGTCTTCGACCCACTCAGTGCCGTTGTCGTCCCGGAGGTACTGGTTGGTGTCGGTGCGCTGGATCACGAAGAACTTCACTGGTCGTCGTCCTCGTTGTCGTCCTCGTAGTCGTCCTCAATCTGAAGCAGGAGGGAGGCGACTGCCATGGGCTGGTGCACCGCCATCCGTAGGCCACCAATCCGGCCCATGGTCAGGAACAACTCGCCGTGCTCGGCACAGCGAGCGATGAGGCCGTAGCCGCCCTCCACGGGCTGGAAGGCGATGAGCATGTTGGCCAGGTGCTGTTTCCGGCCTTCGTCACATAGGAGCATGCCTCGGTTATCGCGCCGAACCATGGCGTCACATCGATGAGCATGTAGGTCCTACGACCCGTACGGGAACGGGACCTGTACACGACACAAGCCCGCCGAGTGAGACCCTACGGCGGGCTCGTGCCAGCAAGTACATCCCAAATGATGACGTAACGACTTCCGGACGGATCAGGCGTCGGTTGTCGTCACTAGCCCTCGGCCTCCGGTGTCCAACCCGGTGTGACCCGGCACCATCGGTTTCGGACGGTGCCCAGTCTGTCACAGAGTTGGAACCTGTGGTGTACCCTGCCGCCAGCACCGGGGAACGACGGCCAGTACTCGTAGCCCCCTCCGGTGTCACCGTTGTGCTGCCTGTTCTGGCTGGGGTGGCTCTCCGGGGGCCTTGGCACCGCTGTGCCCTGGCTCCCGTTTCGAGAGCCCACAGGAGCACAGCATGCACGACACGGACGACTGGGCCATCCAGTCTGATAACGACCTCGCCCCGCACCGTCAGGAGGCTGCTGGGCGACTGATCGTCATCCTCAACGACCTGATGCAGCGAGGCGGCATGCCAGCGGCCCAGTGGTCGGAGGCCAGGCACCTCAGCAACCTCGTGCTGGGCAAGCAGCGGTGGTGAACGTCACCCGCATCCCGGTCTCGGGCACCGACCGCTACGCACTGGTGGACCCATGGAACAGCTTCGTGCAGCGGCACTCGTGGTGCATGTCGGGTGACGGCTACCCGCACACGCGCCTCGGTCGAGACCGCAACGGCAAGGACGTGCTGATCCACATGCACACGTTGATCGTCGCTCCTCCACCGGGCGTCACCATCGACCATGTGAACCGTGACCGGCTCGACTGCCGTGAGGCGAACATGCGTCTGGCCTCGAAGCAGGAGCAGCTTTGGAACCAAGGCCTACGCCGCAACAATACGAGTGGCTTCAAGGGCGTCTCGTGGATCGTGGGGCGCCAACGCTGGGGCGCCCAGATCAAGACACCGGACGGCCGTCACCTGATGCGCTACTTCCACACGCCCGAGGACGCAGCCGAGTGCTACGACGCCTGGGCTCTCCAGTACTTCGGTGAGTTCGCGTGCACCAACGTCGAACTGGGCCTGCTGGTGTGAGTGCCACAATGAGCGAGGCCCCGGCTGGAACCGGGGCCTCAGAAGGTCAGTGCCAGTGCCAGGTGAGTGGTCAGAAGGGAACCGAACCTTGACCTCAGAAGGTATCACGGCTCGACGCATCCCGAAGGCTGTTCTGGCCTGGGATGGGTACGCCGGACTGGAGTGCACGCTCGTCTACTTCACGAAGGAGCACCTGACCTCGCTCAGTCGGGCGATGACCGGGCGCCAGTGGACGTTCATCAAGCCGTCCTGGTGCTGTGACGTCGCTGATGCTCGACGTGTTGTGGACACGCTCACGCGTCTGGGCTTCACGATCGAGATCCACGGTAAGCCCATCCCTGGCGTGGCTGCACGTCTCGCTCGCCCTGACGCAACGGTGAAGACCTTCAGGCGGCAGCCATGACCGGCCAGTTGCCGCTCCGGAACAACGGTAAGAACTCGCCGTGGGTCTGGATCGACCAGAAGGGCATCCGACTGGCGAACCTGATCATCTGGATGTGGCCCGACAACTTCGACAACAGCACTGAGCGCTACATCTTCCTCGTCCTGTACGGCGCCAGGGTGGAGGGCAGTGATCTGATCGATGAGCGAGTCACCCACGCGGCCCTGGCCGAGCACTGCGGACTCGGTTCGATCAAGACGGTTCAGCGCGCCCTGGCGAAGTACCGCAAGCATGGCTGGCTCATCTTGGACCAAGAAGCTGAGGGACGGCGTTCCAGCTACTACCGCATCCCGTACGAAGAACTGATGGACGTGGTCGATGTCAGGCTGAACCACTGGACCGCTGGAGGACGCAATCCGTGGAGGGAAGGCTGGTGGAATCGTTAGGTTATTAGGCTCCCGAACCCTGTGTGTGTTAGGACGGGAATGTCCACCTATGGTGGACATCTGAGTCCCTACAATGGTCAAGCAACGAAGGGCCTCTGTGCAGCTTTAGCTGCTGCGATGGCTGCTCACCACACCCACCTAAAAGAAGTAATAACTCCCGGAGGGAGGACGCCCTCGCCGCCTGCGGCGTCTCGGAGCGTCGGAGACGTTCGACAGATTCACCACCGCTGAGGGCAGCACTGACACTGACACTGCCGCAGTGGGAGTGAAGGGGAACCCGCTGTTGACTCAACAATAGGTGTCAGTGTCAGTGGGCTTCATCGTCTGAATGGTTCTCTCTAGCCCTGTGTCGCCATCACCAGGCGTTGTGCCTACAATCCGGGCCATGCCTGAGACAACCACACCAGCCAAGACCGAGAAGCAGCCCAAGGACGCCACCAAGGAAGCGCCTGAGTCCAGCGAAGGCGTCGAGAACATCGACGGCTCCGAGATCGTGACCACGCATGGCGAGCCACCGGACACGCCCGACATCAACGAAGCCGGTGAGGCTGAGCTTGCTCGCCGGGGCGAGGCATCACCCAAGGCCAGCTAGCTCAGATGGCCCGTCGTGAGTACCGCACCATCCGGTACCGCGCCTTCAAGCGCATGCTGGCCGAGACTGAGATCCCGTGCTGGTGGTGCGGTATCAGGCGGGCCGTCAGCCCGGATCACAACCCACCCGTGAGCTTGGGCGGCACGGATGCCGATCTGGTGGGCGCCTGCTTGAAGTGCCAGTACTCACGAGGTGGTCAGCTAAGCGGCGCGCTGAAGCGTGCACGCAAGCGTGAACGGCGCACGCTGTTGCATCCATGGGACGGCCCGTGATCGAGGACGATGACTTCGCCTTGCTGCTGCCCAGCTTCCGGGCGCACGGCTGTACATGCACACCGAGCTACGTGATCGATCCGGACCAGGAGCCGGTGGGCGATCACGGCTACGTGGTGCACGAGCAGGGCTGCCCGCTCGATCGCGGCGACGTGCTGGGCACGTGATCGAGGGAGCAGTGCGTACGGAGGGGCTTGACCCCCACGTGCTGCTCCCTCGGCCTTCGGGTGCGTGCGCCCGAAGTGAGTTAGCCTGCTGGCGCTGGTCCCGTGTTCGTTGCTCATACACCGGGACGGGGCCAGCATCCCGGCTGTACACGCACGTGTGGGTGAGTGCGTGAGAGTTAACAGCCGTTCGATCGGCTGGTACCACGTGATGCTGCTCAGCGAAATGTGGGGTCCTGTCGCCCGTTTTCGCCCCCGTCAACCAGAGGACAGATCGGA